TTGAAAATAAAGATAGCGAAGTAGCAAAGTCAAAATTATTGGTAGAAATGTGATTTATTGTAGCGTATAATGTAGTATTATGCGCTAAATTAGTTGCACTAACAGCAAACGATCCGGACTGACCTTCATTAATAGACGTGGGTGTCGTAGTAAATGTACAGCCTGCACTTGTTCCTGTTAAAGTTATTTGCGTTGCTGTTGCTTGTATTGTTCCGAATGCCCCACCTGTTCTTAATGCTATACTAGAAGAACCCGAAGATACGCTTGAAGAAACAGTTCTTGTAAAAGTAGCAGAATTGTTATTAACTGTAATGCTGGTAGGCAGTGTACTAGTAAAATCTGAAGATATCGATGTTCCTTCTTCTGTTAAGTAAAGCCTAGCACCATTATCTAAATTCGTTGTTGTAATAGTATATGTTATAGATTGGCCCGACGTTGCGGTTGTTCTATTAGAAGATATACTAAAAGTTTGAATAGGAGAAAATAACGTTAAATTATCTGCCCCTTGAAGAGAATAAGCATCAGTATAAGAATTTGTTTTGGCAAATTCTGTACTTATTAAACCCGTTTTGCCTTTAGAAGTTAAATATGCCTTCGCTTGAGCAGGAGTCCATTCTGGATGTAATTCTAGTAAACACGCAAGAACACCCGTAACTTGCGGAGACGCCATAGAAGTGCCGCTATATGCCGCAAGCCTGTCCCCATTAAGTCCTCGTGGGTCATTTACATCCCCATTCGGTGCCAATTCCCCTATTGCAGACGCTATTCCTGATCCGGGTGCCCAAATATCTATACCTGGCCCTGTAACAGAAAAAGTAGATTTTGGCTCAGATCCAGCACCTATTACAGATGTTCCTGCATATGAACCAACTATAATTGTATTTTCAAGTTGTCCATAAAAATCGCTTAAAAGACTGTGTCTATTGGTGTAACGTTCTGCTCCTGAATTTAGAACAAATTTATTATCCCAATCTGCCCCACCTGGAACATCTATTTTTCTAGTATTATTTCCTGCAGCCCAAACTATGATAATACCATCTCGTAAAGCATCATCAAGATCAGCAAGAAAAGCTGTATTTTTTGAGCTTATGATTTGTCTGTAACCTGATAGACTTCCATCGGGTAACCTCATTTGACCAAATGAGTTTTCAAATCCTAAACTAGTCCAAGGTACACCCGAAATATCACTAGGGGTAGCAGGTTTGTTGTATTGAACTCCTCTGTAAAAATACTTATGATCAAAAGCATTAACGGATTCAACGTCAATAGTTTCAGCTAATCCCCAGGAATTATTAACAATTGTAGGATCTCTTCGCCCGGTTGCTGAATTTATTGGTTTTGAATTATGCCACGCACGAATATAATCATATATTAATTCCGTTGGTAAATTATTCTCTCCAAACGGACTTATACTATAAATTGTGGCATCTCTTGCCCAACCTTGCGTATTGCCCGCTACTGTTCCAGCAACATGATTACCATGGTCAGCATTAATTTGACTAAAAGAAACATATTGATACGTGCCTGCAGCTTTTCCTGGTTCAACCGTAGGCGTCAATGAATACCAGTTAAATTGATTTACTCTAGAAACCCCTGTACCATCAGGATTAGTTTTGAATTCTGCATGATTTGGTTTTGTTATTAAACCATCTACAATAACTACGTCTACATTTTTGCCAGATAGCGGTTGAGAAATCGTTGTAGAAATTGTTCCACCGTCACCCCATCCTGGGCGTTTTTCCCCATCTAATGTTCTTAGTAATCCCCAGTTCTTCGAATTTGAAGAAGTCATTGTACGATTAGCACTAATTTTAGTGAAATCTCCTGTTTGAGTCCATAAAGGAACGATTTCTATTCCTCGTTCTTTATAAGTGAGCTCTACATCAAGTACTCTCGGATCATCCTTTATTTGTTTAGCTTCTTCTTCAGTTAACCAATAGTGAGTATTTCTACTAAGTGTTCTTCTATTAGCTACATCTACTGCTCTATCGGGAATATATAGATTGCCCCCAGGAGTTTCCATATCTTCATAGAAACTGTCTAGATCCTCTCTGTTATGTAGTGTTACTATATATTCTTTTAATCCACTCATTTTTTAAATCCTGGGTATTTAAATCTAATTGTTCTAACGTTTGGTATTGAAACTACGCTAGCAGTATGACTAGTGTTATCTATTGGGCTGTACACATTCCCTGTGTATAGTACTTCTATATTCCTACCCTTAACCATACCATGTTGTACCGGAAAGGTTATAGTAACTGCCCCTCGATAATAAGAATATGTACCTGTTAAAGTTTCAGTAGGTAATCCTGCAGTTACAACAGTATTGTTACTATAATTTACTCCAGATTCAACTATATTTAAACTTACAATTGAACCGAATCTATTAACACTATTAACCTTTGCCTTAGCTAAAATTCCTGTACTATCAGTTATAGTTAATGGATGGCCTTTCTTATATCCTAGACCACCATCGACAACATCAATTTTGCTAATTACGGAATACACTCTTGCAGATAGGGAAGGAACATCTAGAACAGTTCTATTCAAAAGAATAGTTTTTGTTGCTTCAATTGTTTCATCTTTTAAAAAGTTTCCGGATATAGAAGTAGGATCTAAAACTAATTCGTAAACTTCATATCCTTGCAAATCAACCTTAATTACTTTACTTACTATGGCTTTCGCACCTGAAGTTTTTCCAATAACTTCAGTATTTTCAAAATCAAAAACATTTTGTCTGTAATTAGTTTGTTGTATTCTCAAAGCATATCTGGTTGTCCACTTGCCCGAGGATGCTTTTAAAACTATATCATAGGGATAAAAGAAACTAATGGATTCTTTGTAAAGAATATTAAACAATAATCTATAGGCAGGCTCCGTTCCCTTCTTACTATAAATTTCTCTTATTCTTTTAACTAAAAATCTATTATTTGCTAATTTAGATTGAGGTAAATCGTACGCATAGTTTTGAATAAATTTAGTAATTAAATCATTAGTTGTTTTATCAATGTCTGCATACTTAGTTATATCTTGAAGTATTTCCTGCGCTTGATTATTTTGCTCTAAAAACTCATAGTATGCTTTTAGAAAGGTAACAAACGTAGTATATTCAGATTGAATAAAATCCGGCAACTGTTCTTCAACTAATGTAGATAATCTATTTTGAACTCTTTTAAAAGGATTTTCTGCACCATCTCCCTCATAAAGAGTATAAATTAGCGGGTCCTTTAACCTACCTACATTTATAAAACTTTCAGGAATATAAAATTCTCCCTTTCTATTATAGAAGGTTAGAACTCTGTATATACCTTTTCCGTTTCTATTTAGATCTTCTTGTATTGCTTCTGTTCTTGTAGTATAAAGAGGATAAAACCAACCCTCTTTATACCCAGCAAAAGACTCAGCTTTAGACGCACCAAATATTTTTAGTGGTCCAAGTAGTTCTTTGGGTTCGTAAATATTAATTGCCATTTTATGACGTGCTAATGTTTATAGCTAATCCCGGACTTCTTTTTACTAAAACGTCAGATGTACTATCATCTATAATTAGTATTAAATCTCTGGAAGATAAAATATCCAATTCTTCAATTCTGCTAGATATTCTTATATCCGTAGAATTTTCATAAAATCCCGCAGGATTTAATACCGGTATAGAAACTGTGCCTGCAGAATAATTCACCGTTCCAATATTAGAAACAAGTAAACTATCATTAAATGAATCATACAGATTAATAACTCCCTGAGAACCAGAAGTCAAGACATCTTTCATATAAACAGAATAAATTATTTGATTTATTTCGTAATAGAAAACTGTTGATTGTAATGAGCCTGATACTAATTTGTTTGCAAACTTAATTACTTTTGATCCTGCGTAGCCATTGTTTACATTAACCTCAGGAGTAATTCTTTTCTGAACTTTAAAAGAGCTAACGTTACCTATTATAGATTGATCTAGAGAATCTATTATTCTCGATAGTTTAGAATAGATAAATGGTTTGTTAAATTTTTGTAGCTCGAATCTAAAATATTCTTGTATAGTGTTTCTAGCTAAAGACTCAATTTCGGAAATCGTATATCTAGAATTTTTAGAATCAAATTTTATTTTAACATCCAAAGTTATATATAGATAATTAGGATCCACAAACTCTGGTATTACGGTTAACATCCTTCTATCTTTTAGAATTTCTTCTTTGATTTTATTTTTTAATTCTTCATTAATAGTATATCCTTGATAAGGCTTTAGGGAAATAATAACCTTCCCATAGACAGGAGGAACATTTTCTTCGCCGCCCCAAACTGAAACAGATTCAACTAAAGGATAACTTGATTCAATAATAGATTTATAATCATTAGAAGTTACCGCCCTATTAAACGAAGATAAGAATCTGGGAGCTTTAAATTTAATTTCATCTAACGTATCAGGCTCATCCCCGCCGTTTGAATTCTCTGTTGCTAAAATTGGAGTTGAAACTTTTAAATTACCCACTGTTGCAGCCAAACTAAATTGCTGTTCTATATCACTAGAAATATTACAAGCAGAACCATTGCTTACTAAATATTCTATTTTAACAAGATTACCTGAACTAAGTTTTTTGCCAAGTACACCGTCGCCAAAGAAAATTTCGTAATACCCCACTGGATTCTGTTCAAGAAAATATACTAAAGAATTCTCGGTAAGTCCTTCTAAATTTTTTGCTGATGAATAAATGGTTTGCGTAACATCTGAGTAAGAATTTTGAACTGTTACTTTTACAGTAGTTGTATCGATATTTAGATTAGGAATAATATATTTTTCTGAGGGACCCGAAACATCTACTCTATAGGTGTAACTTAAAGGTTCTCCCTCAACAATAGTTATATCACTAAAGGTATAATTTCCCCCGTCTAATCTAACTGTAACTGAATCTAAATTAGAAAAGGTATATACTGTGCCATTAATTGTAGTGGTAAAAGTAGAAAATTTAGGCAACGTTAAAGTCGAAGGATTGCCTACAGGAGTATCCGCAACAAAAGAAATTTTAGCTCTGGCACTTCTATAAGACAAGGGAGTATACCCTAGATGTTTCGCTATTGAAATTGCAGATTCTCTTTTATTTGCGGAATCTAAAAACATCTCATTAGCAACCATGTTTGCCAAATAAGAATTATAGTAAGTGTTGTACGATAAAATATCTAGTAAAATAGAAAGACTAGAAGCATCGAAATCATAATCTTTAAAAATAAGATTATTATCTTTATCTCGATAGTTAGTTAAGAATTGTTTTAAATTAACTTTGATTTCGTCAAAGTCTAATTCTGAAATTCTATAATTTGCCATTTTATCTTACTCTACTTAGAAATGTTGATACTGTTATCGGTCGGTCAATATTTTTTAAAGAAAAAACCACATTTACAACTAACTCGTTTGAGTTAGATGTTTCATTTACAGAAATATCTATTATTCTTACTCTCGGTTCGAATTTTTCTATAGTTTCTCTAATTGTTCTTTCCATTGCAATTTTAACTGCCGCAGTAAAATTTTCAAACATCAATGAAGTAACTTGAGTACCTATTTCTGGTTGAAATGGTCTCTCAAAGTTTTTAGTTAATACTAAATGTTTTACTGCAGTTTTAACTGCTTCCTCATCTGTTTTTAGATAGATGTCCTTCGTAAAAGGATTTGCCTTAAACGATAAATCTATATCTACGAAATTTTTGACTGATTTAGTTGTCATATTTGATATTTATTAGCTTGCAGATATGATGCCCTCGACAAACATTCTATGATTCTTCATAGTCTGCACTGCGGGGTATCTAGATTTAACAATATTTCCGTTTTTATCAAGTAATAACGATACATGAATCCATACAGTCCTAAATTTATCTGTTCCGTTGTAGGTTTCAAATTCTAAAAGTAACTGTCGGTAGGGAATATTTTTTACGCACCAATTTGCTATATCAATATAG